GAGTACGACAACGCGCAGGAAGCCTGGACCTCCCGCTACACCATGGAGACCATCGCCCTCGCGTTCTCGATCACCGAGGAGGCCATGGAGGACAACCTCTATGATACCTTCGCGCGTGTTCGTGCCAAGGCTCTGGCTCGCGCCATGGCCAACACGAAGCAGGTCAAGGCCGCCAACATCTACAACAACGGCTTCAGCACGTCGTTCCCTGGTGGCGATGCGGTTCCGCTCTTCTCGGCGTCGCACCCCACCATCGGCGCGGGCAACTTCAGCAACACGGCTGCGGTTGACCTCTCCGAGACGGCCCTGGAGAATGCCCTCATCGCGATCTCCCTCTTCAAGGATGATCGTGGCATTCTCATCGGGTCGAAGGGCGTCAGCCTGCACATCCCGCCGCAGCTTCAGTTCGTGGCCGAGCGCCTCCTGAAGAGCCCGGGCCGTGTCGGCACCACGGACAACGACATCAACTCCATCAAGTCGATGGGGATGCTGCCGGGTGGCTACCACGTCAACCAGCGCTTCACGGACACCAACGCCTGGTTCATCAAGACGGACGCCCCGAACGGCTCGAAGATGTTCGTCCGAGTCCCGCTGCAGACGAAGATGGAGCCGGATTTCGACACGGGCAACCTTCGCTTCAAGGCCCGCGAGCGTTACGCCTTCGGCTGGTCCGATTGGCGCGGCTGGTACGGTTCGTCGGGCGCGACCTGACCTACCCTACCGTGAGGTAAGTGGGAGGGCTGGGGGAAACCCTGGCCCTCTTGCTTTTCGTGGTACCCTATGCTACACTGGGGGACCACCCCGGCAACAGAATCGGGGGCACAATTTTCCCCTATTCTACGGAGTGCACCATGTCTCGTTTCACGCGCGAAGTCTACCCGGTCGTCGTTGTCGCCTCTGTTGGCACCTCCACCGCCGATTGGGGCGTCGATACCGACGGCACCCTCATCCTCAACCAGGTTGTGGCCACCTCCATCAACGGCATGAACGTGTCGTCGGCCCCGGCCTACCTGCCCATCAAGAACGCCGCTGGCACGGTCTACTACATCCCCGTGTACACCACCATCGCGTAAGGGTGCCAGATGTCCTGGACTAACGTAAGGGCTGCTTATCTGCCGACGGTCAATACGACCAGTACGCAGATAATCAACCATCCCACGCGACTGCGCGCGCTCTGGATGCATTGCGAGACCTCGGGCACCCTTACGTGCTACGATGCCTCGGCTGCAACTTCCACCACCGGCCCCATCACGATGCAGATTGCACTGCCGCACGATGCAGGTGCGACGCCGGGCACGCAGTCTCTCCTCCTCCCCAGCGCTGGCATTCGTCACGAGATCGGCATGTTTGTCGTAGTCTCCACGACCAATCAAGCGCGCCTAACCTTCTTCTACGATTGAGGTCTGCCATGGCCACCATGAAGGGCAAGGGTGCTGCCGTCAAGGGCACCAGCTACCAGAACAAGTTCGAGCAGCCGCCCGTCTACACGATGCCGGTCACCAAGCGCACCGAGATGCCGGCCAAGAATGCCCCGCGCTACGCCAAGGGTGGTTCCGTCTCTCGGGGGATGGGCTGCACCTCCAAGGGCGGCGACTACAAGATCTACTGAGAGGCCAAGATGAAAAGCGGACTCAGGGGCGGAAAGCCTCGCGACATCGCCACGATGTCCCACGGGGGCAAGACCTCCCGGGGTGCGGGCGCAGCCCAGCGTGGCTTCAACTACAACATCTATGCCGAGGGCGGCAAGGTGGATTCCAGGAAGGGGCGTGTCCGTGCTTTCGACCTGGAAGGGCGCGAGATTCCGTGGCCCCCCAGCAAGGAAGATTACAGCAAGCCCCCCGCAGGAAAAATCGAGTATGACGAGGGCGGCAAGCGTATTCGGGGGTACGACAAGGATACCGACGCCGAGATTGAGTGGCCGCCGTCCCGTCGCAACATGGACAAGCCCCCCGTCAATCTTCGGAAGGACACGGGCAAGCCCATTTCGGCCAGCCCCAATCGCGAATACGCCAAGGGCGGCAAGGTCAAGAAGTACGCCGAGGGCAACAAGGTCACGGAGTACGGAAGGTCCCGGGGCACCGAGTCGATGCCCGAGTGGGATGTCCCGCAGTACTCCCTTTCTGATCTCTTCGGGCGCAAGAAGGCCCCGGAATCCAAGTCCGATTACAGCGCGGGTGCCGTGAAGAAAGAGCCCCTGCCCGCACCCAAGTCCTCTTCGGAGGAAAACACGGGTGCAGGGGATCGCATTCGTCAGGAAGCCCTGGATCGGGACGAAGCTTCTCGTGCTTCCAGGCCG